TGCCGGGACTTCTTCACCCCCTTCTTCGGCACCCATTTCTACATCCATTTCCATATCCATTTCTTCGGGCTCTCCGAGGTCTTCCTCTTCGCCCTCGACACCTTCAACGTCGGCTTCGACGCCAAGCACACCAGCAACGGCATCAACAACCTGTGCCAAGAGTTCTTCTCTTTCGCCAGTTTCCATGCCGCCGAGGTCTTCCTCGTCGCCTACGGGTTCCTCCACATCCATGTCCATTTCCATTTCTTCTGGGGGGCCTTCCTCGGGGGGTAGTTCCTCCACCTCGGCGCCCATTTCTAGTTCTTCTTCCTCTTCTTCTCTCATCGCGGGATCGAACCCGTATTCCTGAATTCTAGTATCGCCCACTCCACCAATGGTGGCCAGCTTCATAAAGCGTCTAATTTCTGCTTCTGTTAGTAGTTTCTTGTGAGCCATTATAAATCTCCTTAAAAGTCAAACTCATTCATAAATAGTAATCACAAACGATAAACACCCTAAAAAAGCAAATCGTCAATGTTACAGCGCTTTCTCAACTTTTTTAACGCCTGAGTTTCTATTTGTTTTACTCTCGCGAAGGATATTCCCAGCCTATCGGCAACCTCTCGCAACGTCATTGGTCCGTTTTCATAAGTAGATATTAAACAACAATTTTGCTCTCCTACATAATCAATCCAATTTCGGCAGTCGCTTTCTTCACAACACATTTTCTCCTCTATACACATACGCGCACAAGGCAATAAACCATCTTCCTTCATAACTCTGGGAACTCCTGTTCTAATATATCAAATATGTTTTCAACCTCTCCATCGGATAAAGCAAAATCTCGCAATTTTTGGTCGCCGGATATTCGCAACTTTTGGGATTTCTTCTTTCTTTTCTTCGACTGAGGTTTAAAATCATTAACGTAACTGATGATCCTTTCATCACCCTCGATATAGCCAGTTACAATGTGGCGAAAAAACTTTGCTTGCGTCAAGCCGTCTGTCTTTAATCTTATCACGAGTTTAGCGTGTCGGTGTCCGTTGTCGCTAAACATAATCCTTTTATCGAGGTTCTTATAATCTACGTCAGTAGACATTACCATTTCCTCGTGGTAATATGGGTGTGACTCTCGCTAAGTCCCGATGTTGTCTGCTGGACAAATACGGCTTTACTCTGGAACTCCTCGATGCTCCTGGCTCCCGAGTAAGAGAGCCCAGAACGGATACCCTTTTCTAAATCATTTAGAATGCTCTTAACTGGTCCCCGGTATGGAACCCGTGTTGCCACGCCCTCAAAGGAGTTGTAGCGCCCTCGCCACTCTACCTGTGCTTCCTTACTTGCCATTCCTCGATACGTCTTCCAACTGGAGCCGTCTGTGTCGTGGAAAACCTTTCCAGGGGCTTCGTGAGTGCCCGCAAAGAGAGAGCCGCACATCACAGCGTCGGCACCAGCCGCCAGGGCTTTTACAATATCGCCAGAGTTGCGGATCCCGCCATCAGCAACAATTTTAACGTCTCTGTCTGTCTTGGCACACTCGATAACCGTCTGTAAGCCTGGCATACCGTGCCCCGTCTGTATTCTTGTGGAGCAAATGGAGCCGCCACCTATGTTACAGCGGACACTATCGGCGCCCCAATCAGCAAGATCGTTAATGCCTTCGAGGGTTGCGACGTTGCCTGCCATAATGTGTACATCGTCGCCCAATGCAGCACGCAAAGAGACGAGAGCCCGACGCACCAAAGAATGATGCCCGTGAGCCACGTCGACACAAATAAAATTAACAAACTCTTTATTGAGTATCACTGCTCTCTCGATATAATCTCCCGATACACCCACAGCAGCACCGATCATTAAATCCTGGCTTGAAGTTTTATTGGAATAAGCATATGCCATCTTTACTTGGCGTATCTGTTCTTCGATTGAATTATACCGGTGGATAATTGCTGTGCCGCCGTGATGAGCCATCGTAACTGCCATCATCCCTTCGGAAATTGTATCCATAGGGGAAGCGATAAGCGGGAGGGCTAATTCTATGCCCTTCCCGAGATCTGAAGAGATATTAATATCATCCCTTGATTCAATATCGGAAAACTGTGGCTTCAAAAGCACATCATCATACGATAAACAATTTTTATAACGGTTACAACTCATTTTTCCTTCTCGATGAACTTTCGAATGTCCTTCGGGTGATACCACATTTTTTTATGGGGGGTTTTAGGATCGGGCATTGCGCGCCGAGTAGGTGTGTTGGTACCTGTTTTAATCAAGCACAATGTGGGGATCCCTTTAAATCCAATTATCTTTTCAACTTGGGGATAATCATCAAGATTAAAAGCGAAAAAATGTAGATCTTCATAGTCATCGGCAAGTTTTGTATAAAAATCGTGCAATTCGTGGCAGTAGTGACAGCCATTCGAATAAAACTTTACAACGCACGTCGCCTCTTCCTTTACTTTTCCTTGTAATATTTTTTGAAGAGCGCTTTTAGATAATCTAGCGACCGGCATCTCTTTTTTCCTTCTTTATCTCAACCCACTGCTCAAAAAGAGTTAGCACCCTTTTCAAATCACGGAGCACCTGCGCAAACAACTCATCCGGATCGTCCGGGCGAGGCTTTGGGTGTTGAACCCCGTCTGTGTCTACCAACTTATTGGCAGCGTACAGGCGCGCATTAATTTTTTCAAGCCCCTGCTCGCGACGTTCTTTTTCTGTAACAATGGGCGCAAAAATATCAAGCGCTTTCGGATCTATCTCTTCCATCAACAATCTCCTTTGTCTTTTCTATGCATTCTGGACAGAATAATCTAACTGTTTCTGTTTCGTTATGGACAACCACACTCCACGAGAATACCATATCTTTATCTTTCTTGTCAAATGATTTTTGACACGCGGAACAAGAATCGGGCAACATTCCAAACAGAGAAACCTTTTCGGCCATTTCCTGTTCCGGCTTCGATAACTTTTTTAATGCCCGCCGTTGCTTACGATTCACGATTTGATGACTCCCATCATCGGGAAGCCGGCTCCGTGCTTTTTAAACACAACAACCGCAGACGGAAACGGAGCACTATTTTCTCCATTACCGAACTTCAACCTGCCCTTCACAAAATAAATAGCGTCGGCGTTCATAACATAATCGTGCCAATAGCGTGTGTCGGTTCGTGCGGGGATCAATGCGATAATCGTTGTGTCGTCCTTTTGTCCCTCTTCGTATGCCTTTTTAATCCAATGCTTAATCTGGCGCCCATAAGGCGGATTCATAAATACATTGTTGCCTGACCAGTCCTTTTCCAATCCGCCTTCCGTAAAGTGATTCTTCACCTTATAGTTGGACTTGTTGGCGCACGGGTCAAGCGTAAAGTCACCAAACTTTTCCTCTAACTTATCAAAGAAATGTTGTGGGGTTGCCCACTCGTTTGACTTTGAACTAAACATTGTTTCTTGTGTATTTTTATTCACTCTGTGCATCCTCTTTCATTGTACATTCACAAACTACATCTTCCATAACGCCGGCAAGGTCGATCCCATAGTGCAGGGCAACATCCCAACAAGTGTCGTGCTCTTCCACTGTAAGAAAATTATCTTCCAGATAATATCTGTTAGGATCTGCAAAAACCCACTCGCCAATGTTGGAAATTTTTCCTTCGTCGTAAATCAGCGTCTGGTGTTCGCTGGCTGTGTCGGCTCCCAACCGGTGAAGATTAATACATAAATCGTATTTATCAGTTTGCCACCAGCGGTCTTCGAATTCGCTTCTTTGAAGTCCCGGATCTCGACAGCTTGTCGACAATAAAATAGGTACTAAAAGTAATTGTTTAAATCTTAACATTGTTAATCCTCTCGATTGATTTGTTATAATATTCCTCATCCATTTCACATCCGATAAATTGTCTATTAGTCTTTTTTGCAGCTACCGCAGTTGTCGCGGAGCCCGCAAAACAATCCAACACCAAGTCGCCCTCATTAGAGTGCTTCTTAATTAGCTCTTCAAAAAGAGGTAAGCTTTTCTGTGTGGGATGAAATCTGTCTTTGCCACCCTGTAGCGGGTGGTGATAAATCCCCTTGTCGTATTTGCTATTAAACGTTGGCTTCGACTTCTT